CAAACCCAAGCATGGCCAACCTACCATTCTTGAGTTCAGCCTCGGGGGTGAAGGACCAAAACTCCTCCTCCTCGAAGCCCTTGACGGTGATGGCAGACGCCGCAGCTAGGGTCGTAACAACACCAGTGGCGGCCAACGCATACATTGGATCCTCACACTGCTGAATGATATTCTCCCCCGACATCATCCAATCCAGGGAACCCCAAAGAATGCCCTGCATCGCGGCACGTCCATTGACGACCTCCGCGAAACGTGCGGCCTTGTTTGGAACTTTCGAAGGAGTTGGGACCGGGCGGGTCGTAGACTTCCGGGACGCACTCGCCCTAGTATCGTAACGTTTCACATAGGTAGGCTTGAGATGGGCAATGGTAGACATCTTGTACTTCTCATTCATTCCGAATCTTTAAGTCTTTTTGCTCTTTCAACAAAATCTTATTCAAAATATACAGCTGTACAAATATACCCAAACCAGTTGCGAGAGTCGTGGCATTGGTTCCTATCGTCCTATACTGATATATAAACCATAAACAACTCGTGAATAAACTCAAAAGTATGATATTCTTATGCTCCACACTGACAAAGTCAGCCTTCTTAACCTCAGAGAACATCTCAACAAAACTTAAACTAAATGCCAAAGTTGATATAGCTTCGTTAAAGTTCATATATTATTATGACAGATTATTATACAAATGGATTCTATTTTACAAAAATATGCTGGCAAAATTACAGCCAAAAGTGTCGTCAAGTTAGTTGAAGAACTCCGCGTTGAGTATATCGATGATGGACTGACCAAGGAAGATATTCCACCAATCGTGTCCCGACTCGTCTTCGAAGTCGCCAAGTTTAAGAGACTCCCTGGTCCCCAAAAGAAGAAACTCGTGATATCAATCCTTAATCATATCATCGAACAAATTGATGCAGGTGATCAGGATAGTGACTTTGAAGTTGTCCTCAAATCGATGGTCCCCCCAATTATCGACAGCTTTGTCACCATGATGAAAGCTCAAAAGTCCCTAATGAAATTCTTCCCCTGCTTATAAATACATATAAGGAATATCGATGTACATAAATATATGAGATTCCCAACACTTGAAGTTATGGTCCAATATGGAATTTACACAGTAAAGGAACTAGAACGTTTTGCCAGAGGACTTGTCCCGAAAAAGAATATCAATACCCTAAGTGAATGCACAAAGTGCTCTTTTGTACACAATGGGAATTCTTGCGTCAACTGTGAAATATGAAATACTGCACCGTCACAAGTTATATGTCAAAGGGACCTGTGATTGTCAGTAACAATCATATGTGTTCAGAAAGACAACTCATCAGGCACCTCTATAGAGAATGTATGAAAAAGGGTTACAAACCCCATCAATTTACCGAATGGTTACATAGGAAACATGGAGAATTAGTGGTTTCTAGACAGAATATCCACGGTGATGCTATATCACTTCCATGTGTCATATGTAGAAAAGCTATGGAAAAATTAGACATTAGGTGGAAGGCCCATGACGGGTGTCAGTGGGTCAATAGTAATTGCGCCCCCCCGTCAAGACCTACCAGTAAACAAATGAGAAATTTAGGATTTGGGAGTTATGATCAAACCCAGAGCTGATTCCAAATTATTATGATTCCGTTTCAGTGGTTTATTTCTTTTAAGTTTTAGTGAACTATTACTAGATGTCGCATTTTTTATTTCATCCAACTTCTTCGTGTTTGAAATAAACGGTATCACATTGTCAACTTTTGGTTTCGTCTTTATAGATTCAGGTAAAGATTCAGAAGTATCTTTAGTTAGATTTTCTCTAAACTCCTCAATCGAAAGGTCTCCCCCGAATACTTTCAAACTATATCTCCAAGGAGCCTTTTTTATAGGACCTATCTGATTGAACATTTGTTTTCGCATGAGTACTATATTTCCGCACACGAGACCACCCCTATTTATTCCATACGTATCTATGGTATAGGATTTCATACAACTCCAAGAACAAAAATTACCGGATGTTTGAAATACCTTTGTCCTATCATCATATTTGTGGGGCATACTTAAAGGTGTCCATTCAAATGGGTGACAACACCACCAACACCACATAGTCAGACGACTTATTTTCTCTTTAATAGCATTAACATGAGTAGACAACAGCATAATGAACAGGTTGAACTTACAGATAGATAGGTTAGGTTTTTAACATTATCATCCTTCCAGTCAAATTTTTTAGGAAACCGTGTAATTGGTAGCATGTCCAATGGAGGTTTGTCAAATGGTGGATACCGCTTCTCTTTGAAGAAATCTGGATCGTATTCATCTTCTCCCAAATCATCAATCGCATCGTTATTTAACACATCGCTAATGGTGACACTTACAGGATTACCCTTCAAAGCATCGAATGGATATTCACCATTTACAAATGATTCACTCACAATTTTATTATCAGGTGTTAATAATTCCACCGCGACAACATCAAATGTACCACACCCACTTACAGTCAACGTTTCACCTATTAAATTCATACCCTCTGGGATTTCATGTTTCTTTTCACCACTAAAAATCAATTCTCCTAACGTGACCTTACAAGCCATTATTATATTGTAAAGTTTTTTTTTCTCAGGGAAATGTAATAACACAATGGGTGGGGGAGGTTCCACAACTCAAAAAGTTGAACAAACTTTCGATATGAAATCGATTAACAAAAGTATTTACACTGAAATTAATTCCAATATGACCGAGTCTCTCGCAGACCAGGTAAACATGCAAAAGCTGGTTGTTCGGTTGACAAATGTTGAAGGTTGCTCGGCAAATTTTGGACAGAAGATTGATGCGTCGACACAATCTGTATCACAATTTAAAGATGAACAAGTACGGGAAATAAAGAACGCAATCACCAATGATATGCAGGCGTCAGCCAGTGCCGCCCTTGAAAAGACGTCACAGATGGGTAACTTGTCTGACCTCGGTTTGGGTGGAGACACCGATATGGAAATTAAGCAGAATGTGAAGATGGAAGTTCAAAATATTATTGAAAATACAATTACAACTAACAATGTCAACCGCGCTGTAGCTAAACAAGTATCTGTACAAGATGGCGTTCTCACAGTCAACGGTTTCAGGTGTGCAGAAGGTGGGTCTATTAACTGGAACCAGGATATGGTCGCGGTACTTGCGGCCAAAGCCATAACGGATCAGCTTACCCAAAGTCTCGCGGAAAGTAACACCGTCAATAAACTTGCGGCGTCAGCTGATGCCACTGTCACCAAGAAGGATGGTGGTATCGCAGAAGCAGCTGAAGGTATCGGTCAGGGTTTTGCGAATGTGGCGGAAGGTATTGGATCAGGAATCGGGAACATGATGGGGGGTGGTCAGATGGCTTCGGCGGCATCTGCATGTGTCCTCTGCATCGCCATTCTCGCGGCTCTTTATTTCATGATGTCCCCAGCTGGACAGGGTGCCACCAAGAACTTTATGAAGAAGCGTAAGTAATTAAATTCCATTTGTAATTATAGCATCAACATCATATGTATACATATATTCCAACTCCTTTGGTTCCTTATGTGTATACGTGTAGACCCTAATATTTTTAGACTTACAGTAGGTTATAAAGTCATGATCTAGACATGTCCAATGGACTACCACCATCGATAATTTCTGGGTGATCATATCATACTCTCTCGGGTGGAAAGTTGTTTCAAATGTAGAACCCTTTTTGTAATAATCTGGTAGAATCTTTAAAATTCTTCGATTGAAACTACAAAATGTAACTCTTTCCGTTGATCTTCTCATGTAAAATCTCTCGAGTGCCCCGACCACCTCAATGTTATTGCCCTTGATGTCAAGAATAAGATCCTTGTAAATTATTTTGGGTAATTTGTCATACACTTCTTGGAGAGAACATATTCCAAACTTTTTTAAAACTTCAAAAGAAGTTTCTGATATGAAATAATTATCAATGTACACATCATGGTATAAAATAATTTCCCCAGTTCCACAAAGTTGAACATCAATTTCAATCCCATCGTACCCCAAATTTATTGCCCATAGTATCGCGTTGATACTATTGTCCCTGTACTCCAATGAATACCCGCGATGGGCTATATACCTCATTAAGTTAAAGAGATATTTAAAGTTTTATTTAATGATTCTCTCCATTGATGTGGGTATAAGGAATTTAGCGATGTGCCTATTGGACGAGGATTCTGGTAATCTCGTTAGAGAGTGGGATGTTGATGGAATTCCACCACAACATAAGGATGGTGTATATGTTTCCATGAGGGATCACCTAGATGAAAGACCCTGGGTCCTTGGGGCGAAAACGATTTTGATAGAGAAGCAACCCGAACGTAATAAAAAGATGGTCTCTGTCATGCACTTCCTTCACGCATACTTTATCATTAGGTGCCCCCAAGCTGAAACAATTCTATATGATGCTCGCCACAAAATACCAGACGTTGCGGGACCCGGGAAGGCGCAGTACAATAAGAGAAAGAAGGTATCCATAGAAAGATGTGAAGCCTTTATCCGTGATGGACCTACAAATGCACATTGGTTGCCCATTTTCCTCAAGTCTAAGAAGAAAGACGACCTGGCGGACACCGTCATGCAG